GCATACTTTCCCAGTTAATTACGATGCGTATGCCGTCGGGGTCTAAGTCATCTAGCATTAACACGTTAGGACGAGGGTTCTACTATGTCCACTTTTGAACAGTCTATAGATAGGACAGTGGTCGGAGGTAGTTGAGTAGTAGTACCTTTAGTCAGACGTACCTTGGTTGTCTTAGCTCCAAAATCGGCTTCCAGTTCCTTCTTAAACGAGGCATAGTTCATCTGCTGCCTACCGCACCACGCTCTAAGTATTTTGGGTAGGAGGTATGCGCGTTTAGTGTCAGTCTCATAACGCCCTACCAAACGAACCTTGGGGTCTAGCTCAGGAATTACTAGCGTATCTAATCCATTATCGTGTGTCTTGCGTAGGTCATCGGTGCTTTTGATTTTTAGTATGCTACCCCAATGCTCGTGGAAGTAGTCGTTTAGTGTATCGGCTGCGGTAACACTCAATTCGGTTACCCCACCTTTGTTTTCTAATAGTAACCCAGTGGTATAGGTCATTAGTTTTGTAGTGTTATAGTTTACTAACTCTAGCCTTTTGGCTATGAGTAACCCAGTTACCGTAGCTGCCGCACCCGCTGACCAGAAACGGTTCTCTGCTGTCAGGCCCGCTGCCTTGTCTATCCTAGCGCGAACCTTGCTTAACAAATCCGTACACGCCTCTAGGTTATTAATTACGAACTGCACGAAAGGTATACCTGCATGTCCATACAGCGTAGTAGCATTAACGGCGTGTGCGTCTGTCTCGGCCTTAGACCCTGCATCGGAAAACAACCTAACCGCTCTGGTCTCCATCATGCGCTGTGCTTCTGCTTTTGGCATATTCTTATACAAGCTGACTTTCTCTATGATGCTAGTGTTTCCAGTAGTAACAGCTAGTAAGCTCCAAGGTTTACCCCTAGCACGTTCAGTGTTGTTGCCGCCGCTAGTCATACGGTTCTTCTGCTTACCACCGGATAGCTGGTAGATCATGTCAGACAGCTCGTCACCCTTCGCGTTGGTTAACTCGTCAATATATAAGGGTAAGTTATGGTACACCTCGCCGCGTAGCATCCTAGAGTTCTGCGTATCGTTCTCGTCTAGCACTAGCTCTTTGGGATTACCCCAAATTGATGCGCCTATATACATTGCAGTAGTCTTACCAAGTCCACTTTCCTTACTGTGGATGTGGAACCCCGAACATGCGATAGGGCATAGGGCCATAAGAATAGAGCCAAACCCCGTGCCTACGATATATTGGTGTAGTTCAAACCCGTCACGGTCGTAGAAGTTAGCCATGTCGATCCACTCCGACAAAGTACCCTTGGGTTCAAACGCGTGAAACAACCCCGCTGTCGGGGTAGAGGGTGGGTTGTTCTTGATAGTATGCCCAAATATTTCTTTATCGCCCAATACAAACGACTTAAACGTATCGTCTGTCCAACCGAACTGCCTACGCGCCTCAGTTGCTACGCTAGTAGCCTGTAACTCGTTTACCCACGTTGTCATGTAACTCATAAGGTCATCCATTCTGGTAACAGCTACGCCGTGCATAGCCATGTGTTTACGTAAGTCTTCTTTGGAGGTTACTGAAGTGAGTGGTATTGTGAACTCTCTAACCCCATCTCTCGGCAAGTGTAGTTTGACGACTACCGCTTCGCCCATCTCTATATCTGAAATACGCTTAGTTACGTATATGTCGTTGTGGTACACAAGTTTCTCATCGGGGTCACCATCCGCGTCAATCGTGCGTATATAGACGCCCCCGTTGACACCCCTAAAGAAAGGCTTAGGGTACGCCGGAATCACATGGGTAGTAGAAGCAGGATCGCGGACGTATTGTCTAGGAGACGCTAGGTCGGCAGTTAGCTCAGGTTCTACAGGTGTAGTAGGCACCTTGACTACGTTGTCCGCTGCGGTCGCGGGTATGACCCTGTTGCCCAACACGATAGGAGACTTTATTCTTCCCCAGTGGGAGCACTGCGTACACACATCAGCGTTGAACTCGTCAAAAGAATTACACAGGTATGGGCCTTTAATAAGCTCCATCTTCGCTGCCGTAGCCGCTGCTGAATAACCTTCGTGACCCTTGGATATGTTACGTGCGGCCACTTCAGAGTCACTACAGAACTTAGCAATGGACAGTCCGGCTCTCCACATAGGCTCACTGCAATTGGCTTGGTCAGTCAGGATCGTGCCTAGCTGTGCGCAGCCCGTACCCCTAGCGGTTTTGGCTATAATGTCTTTAAACTTAGTTTCGGTATTACCCATGATTGTCTGCATGACGGCACTTGCGCCAGAGGGAACCATTCTCTTGGGTACTGGTATCATCCCCCCACCAAGCAGGGTAGAGAACTTATCGAAATCTACATCGGCAGGACTGTCTATTCCATAGAACTCTACTACGGAGGGAGGTGTTGTCTTGTGATTATGGGTAGCGGGTATCCGCAGTACCCTAGCGGCGTCCGCAGTTACAGACGGGTCGGCCAGTAATTTATGTTGTGCGCATAACTTTTTGAGGCGTTCTGCTACAGGTAGCCAGTCGTCCAGTGATACGGATTCAGATAGAAACCAATACGCGTGTACACCTCTACCTGAGTTAACCATCTTAGGTGCGGGCAGTGATAACGTACTGCAAAACCCCTGCAATGCTAGGATAGCTTCTTCTTGAGTAGGATACTCCTTGTCAATACCGCAGTCTAAGTCTAGGAAGAAAGACTTTAGTCGCTTCACGTTATTAACTCTACGGGAGTTTGATTCCTCGAACGTGGCTAATGCGAAGTACGCATCGTAGCCTTTGTTGTCTAGGTCTCGTGCCGCATCTGCCATGTCCCCCACAGAGGTATAGAATTTCTGTACCCTAGTATCTGCCTTGGTGTTGGAAGAAAACGCACAGTAATAACCCTCGTTTGCTACTGCCCTTCTTAAAAAATCTTCAATATTCATATGGCTACCTAATTCCGAGAGGTACCATAGCAGGGGCGCTTGCACGCCCTTTTCGGAATAATCCTAGCTACAGGTGTTGTATTACAAGGGGGAGTATCAGTCGTCCCAGTCAGCGACAATAGAAGCTAACGCATCGTCGTCTGTCTTGGGAGCGGGAGCAGTTTTCTTGACTACTTTTTTAGGCTCCGGTGCAACGGGTTCCTCATCCTCAAACAAAGTATCAGTGACTTCTGCTTTTGCTGCGGCATACACGGGGGCATCGGTAACTACCTCGAATGGATTCTCTTCGGCGGCAAATTCAAACCCTCCTTCTACTGCGTCAAACGGTGACGCTGCTGTCATAGGTACGTACTTGATCACCTGTACGGCACGTAGTCTAAGGGATACACCTGCCTCGCGCATGTTGTACGGTGTAAAAGTAACCGCCACATTCACAGTGCTTCCAGTAGTGAGCAAAAAGTCTTCCGGTAGTTTAGCTCCTTTTGCATCGTATTGTATAGGCTTAAAGGTAAGGTCTTTACCATAGGCACCTTTTAGACCTGCCTTAAAGACGTAAGTACCATCTTCTTCTTTGGTAAAAGGGTTATCAAACTTGTCAGGCCAGCTAGCTTCTTTCTTCCCAGCGTAAGCCTGAGCCATCTCTACATACAGAGCTTTAGCAGCTTCTTTAGACATGCGGAACTTGATCTCATACCTAGCGCCGTCCTCAAGTGGTTCACATGGTACGCTACGGTTCTCGCTAGAATCAAATCTATAAGTCTTATTGATTCGCGGGTAAAGAGCTTCTACGTTTTTAATTACATACTGATTATTTGTAGCCATTTTAATTTCCTAATTTTAGTTTAGTTTGCGTTTATGTCAAAACCTTCCACCGCTGAGAACGGAGACACGGGTTCACTTGTTACAGGGACAGTCATAGTGACGGCCTTCGCAGTATCTTCGTGATCCACCATGCTGCATACGGTGGCATAGGTGTCTTCGTCTAAACGACTTAGAGGTTTGAAATAAAGTTTTGGTACCACGCTATCACTATCAAAATATACTCTAGTAGTGACAGCAATTATCGCCGTATCGTGCTTAGACAAAAGCCGTGCGTACTCTTGCAGCCCTTTATCCCCACCCTTACTACTACCAAATATAGAGGTAGCGGGTATCTGTAGCTGATACACTTCTTCAGGTTCTTCCTGAAATACAACTGCAAGTCGTTGTGAGAACCGACAAGCCCTTCCTCCAAACTCGCCTGAACCCCTTACGTTCTGAGGACAGTCCATACAACGCATGGATTGCTTTTGCTCTTGGGGTACAGCTTCATCCGGTCGCTGCGTGTCAGGTGACCAACACGTTGGAACCGCAACCCTGTTAGGGTCGTACGCCTCGCCATAGTAAGCGCGGGACACTGGGGCGGCATTAACTACTACCACGTCCATAGTCTGACTGTCGAGTGCCTTACCCTCTACTGTAAACTTGCTACCACGTAGACTGATTCGGCGTAGACTATCGTTACTCATCAGACGTCTTCATCCAGATCGAAATCCAACTCTAACTGTTCTTCTCCATATTCCTCGGGTACATACACCTCTTCGACTTCTTTCTTACTTCCATCTGGGCCGCTACCTACTAGAGATGCTTCAACCGCAGGTAGGTTAAATCTATAGGTGTTGCCCACCTTAATAAAGGTATCGGGAGCGATTGTACCCTGACGTAACCATGCGCGGATGGTCGATATGGATACCGAGAAATGTCTTGCTACATTCTCAATCGGTACAAAAGCGGGTTTAAGTTCTGACATTATTTTTTCCTCACTGTTACTACGTACTCTGAATCTACATTAAGACCTTTTGGTGTAAGGTCGGGGTTTTCTTCTAGGAACTGCTTCATGTTTGCCTGATTGAGGCGCTTATCAAGTAGCTCCGGTGCCCCATGCTCTAACACAAACTCGTGCATGTTGCTCCAATCGCTAGTCCAATACCTAGTCTTGGCAGACCTATAAAACATTCCTTCTGAAGTCTTTACACTATCTACGCCTTGCGTCTTACAGAAATCTAACATGGCCTTCTTTACTTCGTCTAACTGATCGGACAACTTACTGTCCTTCTCTTTAAACTCTGCTGTTAGCTCCGCTCTCTTAGCCTTGATCTTATGGAAGACCTTGGTGAGTTTCTCAACAGGGGCGCTGCTTTCATCGTTCATTGCTCTCTCCTATTAGTGACAGGGCGTCCACTTTAGTACCATCTAATACCCTAGTCAAGTATTTCTTTGTAAAGATCAATCATTTTTGTGTGTACGTTGATTCTGTTATCGAGTAATGCGTAAACACGTTTCTCGGCGTGGGAACCTTGGAGTTGGACGACGGTACATTTGTGATCTTGCCCTGATCTGTGTACACGGGCGTTTGCCTGAGCGTATGTCTCCAGTGAACTCGTCGGTGCCCACCACACTACTGTATTAGCCGCAGTTAACGTGACGCCGTGCGCTGCTGACTGAGGTTGGATCACTAGCACCTTGGGATCTTCTTGCTCTTGGAACCGCTTAAATATCTCAGTTCGTTTGGGGGCTGGTACGTCCCCCCGTATAACGTCTACAGTTATGCCATCGTCCCGTAGTTTGGCGGTTAGCATGTCGATGGTGTGTTTAAACGGTACGAACACTAGTACCTTTTTACTGGACTCATCTATCA